GCCCAATACGCCGCGCTCATCTTGCCCTTGGCGATATTCTTGGCATGACGCGCTTTGAACGCCTCATTGCGTTTTGTGCCGTCTGGACTGCCAGTAGCGCCTTGCTGGCCAAAACGAATCAGCTTGACCTCATCCCCAGCCTTAGCCAGCACCACATGGGATTTGGTCGGGTGGCTTGGAGTCGCTTTAGGCTTGTTGTAACCTGAGAACTCCTCTTTGCCGCGCTTAATCATTTTTTAGGCTTTTTCGCTGTCTTAGCCGACTGTACAAAATCAGCTTTTGTCGGCGCACCTTTGCTGCCTACTTTGCGCATCTTTTCGCCTGAACCAGCTTTTATTCTGGTTTGCTTGGCGTTGATATTGGCATAGAGTCCGTTTTTCATATTAACTCCGTAACAGTTACTGTAGAAGTGGTCACTGCGGCATCTTTAATAAAAGCAATCTTTTGCCCTGGCGTTACAGCAATAATTTCTGATCGATTATTGCCGATCAATGGGCTTGTTGTAATTGAAGCAGTTGGATTAGTTCCAATCGCAAAATGACAGTGACCATTGGCGCAAGCAATGCGAATCAGTGTAGTGTCCGCACCAAAGGCGGTCATTTGTACGCTGCTAGTTGTTACTGTAGCCGCTTGGGTAGTACCCATAGCTCCTACGCCCAAAGCCACTTGATTAGGGTCTAACTGAAATGTTGACATATCTTAATCCTTAGTTATAGCGTGGCATAGATTCTAGACTTCATTTTTGCCCCTTTTGCTTAGGCTTAGTGTGCGTCAAAACCTTACTGGTTTTTGTGTGCTTTTCGCCCGTCATTAAAGTTTTTCCGGACTTATGCGTTGCACCAGTGTAAAGTTTGCCGTCTGGCAAATCATTACTTTTTAGCCTTGTTCTTGGCTGTACGCATTCCACGCTGTGGCATCTTTGCCTCGCTCATGGCAATAGCCACGGCTTGCTTGCGATTTGTAACTGTAGGGCCAGTTTTACCGCCAGAGTGCAATTTTCCAGCTTTGTACTCACTCATTACTTTGCCAACTTTTTTTGATCCGTACATCATGACTATCTCCTATTTAAAAAAGACCCGATCCATAACGAATGCTGCCGCGCCGCTCATGGCTGACGCAATGGCCATACCGACCCAAAAGCCGCCCTTAGACTTGTTGGCCATCGCCAATAGCTTTTTAACGTCCTCACGCAAGGCAGTAACCTCGGTTTGCAACACTTCAACCTGAGCTTCCAGCTTGCCAAATTCACGCAAATCAATGTCCGACATGACCGGTTTTCCTTGGCCTTCCAGGCCGTTTCTGCGCCTCTGGTGGCCGCATAATTACTAAATGCTCTTCATTATCGCCTGAAGTTTCAAGCTCATCAATGCGCTCATATCCCGCATGGCCTTTCATACTTTCAACGTCATGCGGCTGCGTAAATTCAACAGTTTGTCCGCTTTGAAGACATCTAAAAATTGCCATAGAAACCTTTAAAAATCAGGGGCCGAAGCCCCCGATTATTACGCTACTGAACGTGCTACAACGATACGCAATGTTGACGATGCTAAGTCAGCAGTAGAGCCTGACTCATTTTGGATACGGAATTTAACGGTATTGGCTGCGCTGACATAGCCAGTAACAGTCAAACCCACTAAATCCACGCCCAATGATGCGCCAATGACCATATCGCCCAAGGCAACGCCTGGGACGGTTACGTCATCAGTTTCGCCAGCGCCATCAACAAGCGAGCCAGCGTCAAGTGTGGCTGTCACCATCCACGTATCAGAAAACAGGCCACGAAATTGATCGTTACCTGCGCGTACAGTTACTGCTGAAGCTGTTGCCATAGTAGTTCTCCTAATTAGGTTAAAAACCCCCGCCCGAAGACGGGGAGTTTAATTAGGCAGGTACGGCCAAGGCAAATGCCGAAGACGACAGGGCTGCGCCAACAGTTGCCGCAGTACGCATTGCTTTGACGCCATACAGAGTGTCAGCAGTGAACAAGGTACCGAGGTATTCTTGCTTGTACTGAGTCTGCGAGCGAACCGCAACTTGCTCAACCAGAACCATCGAATCCTTGTGGCCCATCAAGCAGATACGGTCTGTAGTGCTGTTACCAGCGCCAGTATCAGCGTTTGACGAAACAAACACAGGGATACCGTACAGGTTACCGATTTCGCCGTTGCGGATTGCATTGCCATCACCGACAAATGCTTGCTCGGTGTAGCGAGCCAGACCCATCAATGTATTGCGGCTTGATGGAGGAATAACAAAGAAACGACCGTCCATTGGTGTGTCGTTGTCGTCCAACCTTTGGATTGTGCGACGGATAGCTGCATCAGTCAGCGCAGCAGCGTTCGACGATGTTGAGTTGTATGCAGTTGTACCGTTCGAGCCGATAAAGGCTTTAGTGGTGGTGTTGCTAGTTGCATAATCGTCGGTGCCAACTGTTGCGCCGTTAAATGCACGACCCAATTGAACCAAGTTAGTATCTACTTGACGCGCCAGTGCATAACCAGCATCAGCAGTGTAAAACTGACGCATTGAGTTCAGAGCTTGAATTTCAGCGATGTCCTCGATCAAACGGCTGTACTCATAGTGCTTGTCGATAGTCACTTGCACTTCAGTGTTGCTGGCAGCAATCAGAGTTACTGCATCGGTTGCTACTTTTAACGATGCCGAACCACGGGTTGGTGCTGGGATGTGAATCACATCGCCTTTTTTGCCACGAAAGTTCATCTTCATGACCAGATTGGCCAGAACAAGATTCTTCTTATACGAAGCAACAATCTCATCACTCCAAATTTCTGGAACGAAGGTACCTGCGCTCGATACGGTTACGCTATTGGTTGGGGAAAATGCTGTATTTGCCATGTTAATGCTCCTAGATCAAAAGTAAGTTACTTGACCCGTCCCTCTTGATACGCCGACATAATCTCATCAGATAGTGCGTCATATCGGGCTGGGTCATTCATTTTTAGCCGAATTAGGTCAGCACGTCGGTAAACTCTTTTTGAACTCTCACCGCTTCCACCGCTATCGACTTGTACGGATTTCATCGTTTGCTGGCGAGCCGTTGATGCTTGTTGGTTCGCTTGCTTAGTCTGAATTCCACGCAACTCTTTATAGGTGGACAGCAATTCGTGCGCCGAATCAAAATCAAACTCTGCGTCAGCTCGCTTGAATAAATCCAAACGAATCGGTGATGACTTAACCCAATTCACAAACCCCTCATCTCGAACGACTTGTTCAAAATCAGGATGTGCTTGAGTCAGCTTTTGCTGAGTCTGTAACGCCCTTAACTCCGATGCGGCTTTTCGAGCCTCAATGATGTCAGGGTGCCTATCAATCGTATTACGAACTGCCTTTTGTGGGTCTTCATAGAAGTCCACTTCCGGCTCTGCCTCTGCAATAGGTTGCTGCCTAGAACTAAGGTTTTGCTTAATAAGTTCATCTGCCAGTTTCCGCACTTCGCCGACTTCTTGCGCTTGGCGTCCTATGACTTTTTCCGCTTCTTGGTGCATCTTCATAACGTCTTCAAGAGACTTATTCCGATACCGTTCAGGAAGGTCTGGTTTGTCATGGCCAATCGTAGAGTCTAGCTTGGCTTCCTCTGTCTCTAACTCACTAGGCAACTCAGTTTCTTTGTCAATCAACATATTAGGTTTCCTTTTCCTGCCATCTTTTGGTTCCCAGGATCATAAACAGGCCATTACTGGTTATCTGTTCGCTTTTTGCTCCGCAGCGAGTTTCTCTCGATGCTTGCGATCAAATTGGGCTGCGGCGGTCGGGAATGCTCCTGACCAACCCTCCAATCTGAACGCTGGAGCAGATATTATGCGGTCGGCTAACCTTCCGCACTCGCATTGAACTTGAGTCAGCTCATAACTAACCAATTTCTCAATACGATGCCCGTTCTCACAGGCAAATTCATACATTCGGCGCATTTAAATCCTCATAAGCGTCAGAGCTGACTTGTCGTAAGTTTTTCAGCCATAGCAAAATAGAAAGCTCGCCCTTCTTGAATTGTAAACTTTTTTCGTCTTCAACAGCAGAAAGATTATTCAATGCGTTTACCATTTCGTCAATATCTTCTATCAAATCAAGCCACCCTTGAGTGGCCATCATTGAAAAGCGATCTTCGTAATACTTTTGCAGTTCAGGCGTCATTTAAGACCCATGCTGTTGTGGCTTCGTCCCAACTATACATTCCATCCGTAGGTCTAGCCATCGGTGGCTGCCAAGTAACATTTTCATCTAATGCCCAACTTGGGAACGGTTTCGGAGGCACAAAAGCATCTATATCTGCTTGGTATGTATAACCAATGCCAGCATAGTTACCACGGTAAGGAGTTCCACCATTAAAGTGGATATTTCCTACCGTATTGTAGCTAGTACGTTTGCATACTTGACCACGAAAATCACCATACCAAACTTCCCAATCAATGCCATCTTCGCCTTCGTTTTTACCAACGATGACCTCAGTAACAATATTGTTTTCGTCAAGAAATGCGTAGTGAGCCATTATTCTTCCCCTAAATGCAATCCTGTCAGACTTTCATCTGAGCCTATATAACCTTTTAGAAACGTATTAAACGCTAGGCTAATACGAGTATTATCATCTTCTTTAGTCTGTACCATGTGCGTTAGGTTCGATGGGAATAAAATCAAATCACCAGCACCTACTTCAAACCACCACGATTCAGAGTTATAAGGATTGTATTCAGCAGCAGGAATCTTAATGCGCTCATACCCATCTTTATAAAAATAAATCTTATCAAACTCTCTATTAGCCTGTGGATAGAACACACCAGACACTACGCTATTTGGGTGAGCGTGTTTATGGTGGTACTGCCCTGCTTCCGTATAGTTAGCCCAACTCTGCGTCAGATATAGACTCACATCGAACTTAGGAGCGTGTATAGCTTTGAAGTATTCAAGCATCGAATCTTCAATGAAATCACGCAGTTCAGTTAATTCTTTGTTCTTTAGAATCTTACGATCCTTGCTAGTCGTATTACCTTCGTTAGCGTAATGCTCCTGACCTTTGATAAACTCTAATTCAGCTTCAGTCAGATCACGAAACTTAAAGAAAGCTACCGGAGTAGGGAATAAATTATTTACGACCATGAAACATTGCCTGTGCCAGCAGTAATTGAAGTTACTTTATAGCCACCAGAAGATGCAGTTGATAATGTTAATCCACCACCCGGATTGCTTATAGTAAATGTGTCTGGATATTTTAAAATAACCACTCCTGAACCTCCGGCAGCACCATTACCGCCTGAACCGCCTCCTGCACCGCCGCCTCCACCGCCGCCAAGATTAGCCGTTCCTGCTACACCAGCACCAGCAGAAGCAGCTCCACTAGCGCCGCCACCCCCGCTACCGCCGGGAGCTGCCGTAGTATCTGAACCACCGCCGCCGCCTCCAGCGTAAGTTGTGCCGGGAGAACCAGTAATTGTTGATAGTTGTCCATCTCCACCAGCACCAGTTCCTGTGCTTTTACCAGCCGCTCCTGCTGCTGATGCACCGCCGCCACCGCCACCGCCTAATGGGGATGAATTTACTCCAGCACCGCCACCAAAACCTTGATAAGCAACTGCTGGAGCACCATTACCACCTGCTGATGGTTGACTAGGTGTGTTTCCAGAACCTGCTATACCAAGTGGACTACTCGGAGTTGCACCACTTGCG